TGCTGGCGCAATTGCTGTAGGTGCGGCGGCATCTGTTGCAGAAACTGAAGAAGTAGCGTCAACAGGTGCAACTGGTGCGCTTGATACTGATGCACTTGGCAGTGCAGATAAAGAATCAGCGGCTGGCAAAGCACTTGTTGCAATGTCTCCAGCACCAATAACAGGCGCGGCGGCAGCGGCAGCTTCGCCAAACGCAGGTAATGCAGTAGCCTCAATCGCAGCGGGCGCGGCAATTGCGGCAGTTTCAGCAAGGGCGGGTGCGGCAGCAGCAGCGGCTTCACCGCCTAATAATGCCTCTCCTCCAGCAAGTGCGACTTCTTCTGGCATATCAAACCTTTCGTTTCATCAATACATGACCACGTTTGCGATCAAATTCCTCAAACCCAAACATGGCTATCAATTTCTGCGCTTTTACGTCTTCTTCAAATGGATAGGCGTACACCTCTGTATAGCATTTTCCACCTAAATCCGCAAGAATGCCATCAAAAATTTCCCTGTATTTGCGATATTTTCTGTGCGTCCATGCCTTTTCAGTGAATTTTAGATGCAAAGCAACCTTGTTGACCTTGTACAAATAATCCACCAAAACATACCCATTCTCATCCTCATAGACTTTTTCTCTTACAGATTCAGAGCTTGGTTGATGTACTCGTGTACCTGTCTGTGCAAGTCCATCCATGTTGCAAACTCTCCCTCATCCTTCAAGTTTGACGATGCCAAGTCAGGCATACCCGTTGCCCCCAACGCATCGTATATGGCTTGATGTTCAATTTGGTGATAACCCAACCAATCCCTATCCCACTGCTTTGCATCAACATAAGGATAGTGATTGATGACAATTCCAAGGGTCAAAAAATACGCATAGTACTGTTCATGGCTCATCGCATGGGATAAAGAAAAGTCCTCAAACCCATGAGCATCATCTACTTCCATGTCTGTAAACTGCGAAATGTTCACAATTAAGAAACCTTTGAAAATGTCTTGCCTTAAAAAATTGTTTTTATTGTAAACAATTAAACATCAATTCAAGCGTATTGGCGTGTTCCTGCTTTGTCGATAATCAATGCCATTTGACGGGGTTGTGCATCCTCAACATTGGGAATTGAAACGTGCGTCCAGCGGTCAAACTCTCTGATGCACTGGTCATAAGGCAAGCCAGAATTGATGATGGCGGTAACCACCTCATCAGGAGTCATGCCTTTAACCCGAATGTCGGCAGCACAACCATGACGGTGCTGAGATTTGTCTGTAGAACCTACGGCTTTGTTTACTTCTGCTGATCTAAATGCAGAGTTGATGTGGATTTCTGCACCGCCCAAGACTTCTCTGACCTGCTCTAGAAAAGCCGCCAAACGCACCAGATTTGCCATTTCAGCCTCAGAAGGCGTGTTGTCAAACTCTCTGTGGTCTGTGTGTGTAAGTTCCTCGTAAGTAAAATTTTCAGACAAGTTCATGGTTTACCTTTCAGGGTTTGGAGGGCTTCGTTGTAAAGGTTGACGCAGGTGTTGAATTTGCGGATGGCGGCATCTCCTTCTGCGGTGAGGGCGATAAGAGCTTTAGAAGTCTCTCCGTCAAGTTCGGCTGTAGAGTCTCCGAGGTTAGCTCCGCTGGTAGCGGCGGCATCTGTGGAGGCTGGTACGGGGCAGAGGGGGGTTTTGACAGGAATCCGCAGCTTGAGAGCACCACTGTCAATATCAGCATTGTGCTTTTGCTGTAAAAGTTTTGCATTTTGATTGGCCTTCATCAGTTGGGTTGCTTGAGCATTTACAGCGGCAGTCAATGCTTGTTCTTTTTGTCTGGCATCAGCATTCAGCTTGGCTATTTCCAATTGTTGCTTAGTGATCTCGTTTTGTCCACCTTTGTAATATCCACCGCCAAAAGCAGACAGCACCGCAAAAGCTATGCCAAGCAAAACATAAGGATTGAACACGCTCATGGGGTTTCCACCTTGTTGCTAGGTGCATCAACGCTCAATGGTCGAACAGGAGATGGCACAGGCGGCATAGGAGGCTTGGGAGGCATTGCCGTAGCGTTGCTTCCATGACCCACCGCCATCAAAGTACCAATAATTGAAATCATGCTGGTCAGGACTGTTTTAAGGATTTCAAACAATACCGCATCATTCTTGGCTTGCCCAATCATGGGCTGAGTCACAAAAATAAAACAATACAACACACCAAAAACAGCCCCCACCAAACATGTTAAAACTGATGGGTAAAGAATTGGGCAAGGGCGTGCCAATCTTCAGGAGTTCTTCTTGAATTTGTCATAGATGTCCTTTGGAATTAAATCTTTGGTGCAAGTGCCTGATGCCTCACATTGCGGAGGTTCGCATTCAATCTTTCCCCAATTCTGAGGGTCTTGACATGGATACCGATAGCGGTCTTCGCACCCTGTCAAAAACAGGATTGTCATCAAAATTAACAGGTTCTTTGTCACGTTGTTTCCTCTCAATTTCTCGGCGTAATTTCTCAACCTTTTTTACCTGTTCGTTGACTTGGTACTTTGCTTCAAGCACATCCAGATACAACATTGCACCCAAAGGCAAAAGCAAACCAACCAAGACGCAAGCAGCAATCCAACCCATTATTTCCTCTCCAGATGACTTAACAGAAGAAACCACCCCCACAGGTAAAGGAGGAATATTGCTGTTCCAATCAGGTACGCTGACTTTGCTTGGAGGTCTTTTTGCCTTTCCCTGCGTAGCCATCCCTTGTACCTTTCCTTTGCCTCTTGCGCCAACCTTGCTTGTTCTTGCTCTCCCTGAATTGTCTCTCGCATCTCAAACACTGAACTGTACAAAGCACCCATTTCTTTGGGTGATTGATACACCATTGTTTCCCTAATTGTCACTTCCAGTGCCGCCATCTCTTGCTGTGCCATCACCCTTTTGAGTGCGGCTTCCATGTGATTCTGGTCAGGGTCGTATACCGTCTTGCTCTTTTCTTCTTCTTCTCGAATGTGCGCCGCTAATTGTTCTTGGAGTCTGAAGAATTCGGTGAGGTTTTTGACAATCTCAACCTTGACCGAAGTTTCGTCCACACTGACAAACTCAGACTTTTTGCTTTTGGCAACAGTTTTAATTTGAGGTTTTGCGCCAAAGAACTTGCGTAACTGACCCCAGAAACCATGAAGTTCCTTGCCAATTGCCACCACTTCATCAGCAGTGCGCTTGACTTGGACAAAAGATTCTTTGGCTTGCTTGTATAACTCACAACCTTGCTGGATGTTTTTGACCAGCCCTGCTGCAAGTAGACAAAGACTGATCGGATCAATTTACAGCCCTAAAAGTTTTTTAACAAACTCTGCCGCAACACCCGGGCCAAACAACACGCACAACATGACTGCGTACAACAAGTACTCAATCTTGGTCATGCGCTTGTCGCCATCAGACAATGTTTTTTGAATAGCTTCGTACCGTTGGGCGCAAATTGCCTCATGCACGGCAAAATCTACTTCAAGGTCTTCGTTCATGCTGGTGTCTCCGATGGCGGTGTCTCCGCTTGTTGTGCCGCTACTGCCGCATCATATGCGGCTTGTTCTTCAGGCGTGTATTCAACTTGCTTGACTTCACCTGTTTCTACGTTAACTTCAATTCTGTGTGTCATGCTGATGCACCTTTGATNATTGCAAAATTAATCACAATAGCTTCTGAAAGAGANCCTCCAGAAATGTTTCTTACATTAANTTGGCAGGCTCCTGGATTAATATCTGCCCATATTTGATATGCAGCATTTGTTCCCACAGCAAAAGTTTTTGCAAATNTCATGGTATCTGTTNCCGCTAAAAAACTATTTCCAAAAGTAAAACTAACAGTAGTGCTTGCGGCTAACGCAGCGTTGTTCATTGTAATTTGACCTGATGGCGCATTCAATGTTACTGATGTTGATTTTGATGTTAACTGCGTAACAGCCCCACCAGAACCAGTTGTATATCCAATTCCAGTCGAAGAAGATAAAGCAACAGAATTGCTTGTTACGCCAGTTGAACCGTCGATCGTGGTTGACATTGTTTATCCTTTAAGCAAATATGCCAGAGTTAGTTGCAGGAATTCTTGTTACTTTGTAATAGCTACCAAGTAAAGGAGTTATTGTCCCCGCGCTTTCAGTCGCCTGTAATTTAAATGTGCCTGCAACAGTTGCATTTCCTTGAACAATTGCTTTTACGTAGTATTGATGATTAACAGCAGTAGTCAATGAACCTGTTGCCGGTAGTGCTGACGTTGTTGACGCACTTGCTACTATTGCTGCTGTTTGTGCCGTTCCTACAGTGCCAACACCGCCTACTGGAGTGCCAACATAATACGCATTGACGTTGACAGGCGTTTGCGCTGCGGTCAAAGTAAACGTCACTGTACCAGCGGTCGTTTTAGTAAAGTACAAAAAATATTCAATTTCGTAAACACCGCCAGCAGACAAAGTAATTGAGCTAGATGTACTGAAATAATCTGCAATGGTTGCGCCGATTGCTGATCCATTTGCAGTTAGCCTAAATATTTGTGCATTTGGTGAAAATGGTCTACCGCTAGTAGTATCAGCAGTTGAATAAAAACATACGCCATCGTATTCAGTATTGCCAGCGGCTGGCGTAGCAATCAGCGTGTCAGAAGTTAAAACAAGTATTGACATGATTACGCCTCGTACAAAATGTTAATTGTTCCCGCATCAAATGTATCTGTGCCGTTTACGGTTGTTATATTTACACGATCAAGCGCGCCACTCAAAGTCACGCCACCAGCACTTGGCGTACCTGTAGTTGTTGATGTATTCAAATAACCACTACCAACCCAAGAATTTCCTGTGACTCTGTTAAAAATCATTGAACCATAGCCAAGGTATGCGGCTGAACCAAAATACAAAACAAATCCTGCGGTGCTGTTTGTAAAGTTAACAGCAGTTCCAGATTGAAGTTGCGCCCCACTTACATACCCTGTTGTTGTTACAGAGCCAGCACCAAATTGAATTAATAAATTTGATGTTCCACTTGTTGACACGCCGCTAAACATTACCGTTAAACGATTCACCCAAGATGGAAGTGAGCTAAACAAAATAGCCGTGCCTGATGTTGATGCAACCGATGTGCCTAGTGTATTAACAGAGTTGGTTGCTGTGGCTGCAAGCAAAGTCAATGTGTTTGACCCAGCGACAGCAGGAGCAGAAATTGTTACCTGCCCTGATGTGTCGCCTGTTAAAACAAGTGAACTCATATTTAATCCTTAAAGAACAACATAACGGCTACCAGTGGG